CCTTCAACCACATTCCCGCAAAGTACGCGTCACGCTCGGCGTGTGGTCCGGTGAATCCTTTGAGCTTGCTTCCCTGATATCCTAGCGACGTAATGCGCTGCGTGGCTACTTGCTTATTATCCCACCCGTCCGCGTCCAAAGCTGATACGGTGGCGGCTGCCGGCGCTGCGTGCTTCTCACGCGTGGCCATTTCCACGTTAAGCGCTTCGATCTTCCGCGCGCGTGCTAGGTCGGCGTAGAGCCCGGTTGGCTGGTCACCGTCTTCGCCGATGGCCGCCATACGGGCGTCGATGTCGGCGCGGTCCGTGTCACTTAGTTCGCGCCCTTCTTGCTCCGCCAAAGCAATCACGCTTTGTGCGGTTGTCAGCTCGTTATTGATTGCGTTCTGAATGCTTGTGACGTCATACAGTTTGCCGGACATGTCGCGCCCTTTCGGTGGGATGCCGGGGCGCATGGCCTGCGACCGCCGGCAGGGTTGTTGATTCCTGCTTAGGTGGTCGCGAGCCGTCCGGGTCGCGAGCTGCCCGAATTATAGCCGACTGCCTACCGGCGTTGCCATAGCTGTTGGCGCGCCGCCATAATCCCCACGCTGGCGCGCGTGGCGTTGCTGGCGTCTTCTTCACGGTCCATGGCTTCCATAAGCCGGCCCGCCGCGTCGTATATGTTGCCGTCATCCTCGGCGGCGCTACGCTGCCGGATAGCCGCCAGCGCTGACCGGTACACCGTCAGCTCTCCGCCGCTGTCGAGTTTGGCGAACGGATAAGAAAAACGCGCCTTGGTACGTGGCTCGGCTTCTTCGTTTTCGGCAAGGTGCGCCTTGGCGTAACGCTCCCACTGGTCCGCGTCCGGTCCCAATAGCCGGTTCCCGTCCGCCGCGCTGAACGACCAATCGGCCGAAGCGTTAAACCGGCCCGCCCGTATGCGCTCCTGCGCATAGTCGACCGAAGCCCGGCGCACCCGGCGTTCCGCACTAATCAACGGCGGCTTACAGAACATCGTACGCGAATCACGGAAGAGACCGTCAGGGATAGCGCACGCTGCGACCGCCGGCACGTCAACCACGCTGTCAACAAATCCAAACTCTAGCGCGCTGGTACTGTCAAACCAAGTCTCCTCGTCCATCCACGTACGGAGTGTGGCCTCCGCTATGTTAGTCTTGCGGCTGTACGCTTCCACAATTTGCCGGTCGATAGACTGGAGAACGCCGGTCATTTTCTCCAGCTCCGCGGCGCCGTCGGCCAGCGCGCGTTGGTCGCCGGCGAAGCTCACCACGGTCCAGCTGTTGTGGATCATAAGCTGGGCGGAAGCGCTCATTCTTGTTTCACGCACCGCACCGCCACCCATAGCGATAACGGAAGCGATCGACGCCGCTATGCCATCGATATGGACAACCACGGGCACCGGCGATTGTTGGAGCGCGTACGCCGCCGCCATACCTTCGAAGACGTCCCCGCCGTAACTGTTCACGCGTACGTCAATCTGATCGGCCGTTCCGCTGTCGTCAATCTCATTGACGCGGCGGCGGATATACTCCGCGCTGACTCCGTCCGCGCCGCCTATCTCCCCATACACTAAAATCTCATTCGTTCGGTTTACTATCGGCGCCGGCTTGTAGTTGGTTGTGGGCATTGTCGCAAACCTCTTGCGCTAAGGTGTTCGGCCATTCTCCGTCATTGTCATAGAACTCTTCTATTGCGGCTTGTAGTTTGTCCAGCGTGACGCGGCCGGACAACTCCAAAAGCCGCGCCTTTTCCCTGTCCACGTGGCGCCGTGCTACTGACTCCGCCGAACACTCCACGCCGATAAGCGCCAGCACGTCTTCAATCGGGCGCAGCGCGTCCACTATCCTCACCTCAAAGCTAGCGAACCACTGGTCCAGCCAGTCTAGGAAGTTGGGCGCCTTTGCCGCGCGTGCCGCCTGCGACCGCTCCACGCTGCGCAACTTCTGCACCCGCTCGGATACCAGCCGCGCCACGGCTGCGCGGTCTGACCGTTTGAGCTGCTTGGCCTGCGGCGCCCGCGTGCGTGCCGCCGGCGTTGCCGGGTTTATGTTGGGGTTTCGGTATTCGTCGCCTCCGGTTGGCCGTCTGTTCATATTCAACAGCCTCCGCGCTTCGTTGACGCTAAGCACCTCGGCGCCTATCAACTTGACCGCCAGTTCCGCAGTCTGCGCCGTGTCTTGCTCTATCAAGCTCCTGACGTTGTGTTCGAAATAGAACTCTTTCGCGCTGCGCTGTTCGGTGGTCAAAAGTTTTAAGTCAGCTTCGCTTGTCCATTTCGTCAGCCACGGGCGCAACGTCTGAGACAGGAACCGCCGGTTTTCTTCGATGATCGAATTGTATCCGGTGCGTGTGTCATCGCCCAACATATGCGGCGGTAGATTGAACCAGCTGGCGCACTCTTGGCGCTGAAACTTCCGCGACTGTAGCCACTGCGAATCCTCATTGCTGATTGCCAGCGGCACCGCTTCAACGCCGCCACTCAGTACCGCCGTCCCGCTCTTAGCGTCTAGCCCTTGGTGTACGTGGTCCCAACCGCGCCGAATCTCTGACGCCTTATCCGCGCTGATAGACTGCGCCACTTTCAGAACCACATTCGGGCGGGAGTTGTTCTTGAAATGTTGCGCGCCGTGCTTCTCCGCGCCGAGCCCAAGGCCCCACGAATTACGCGCCAGCGTGACTACGCTATAGCCCTGGATTCCGTCGGTCCCCAGCCCTTTCAAGTGGAACACCTGACGCGGTAGCAGCATCCGCGGGCGCGCGCCCGGCGTGTCAATCGTCCAATAAAACAACTCACCGGAGTCACTCAACTCGGGATAGGTTGCGTCTGGTGGTAGCAGTCGCATCTCTACAACTGCCCCGCTACCGTCGCGAAACAGCTCCGCGTAACCGTTGCCACGCAACAGCGCGTGACTTTGCAACGCTTCCCGGAATGCAAACGCGCTAGTCTTAACCGTACGCGCCGCCCCTTCCGGCGTTACGTTCAACAGGACATAGGCGGGATGATCACGGTCTCGCGTCCGGTCGTCGTTGCTGTCTCGCCGGTACAACTCCAACGGCAAGCCGGCGACAGTCTGCGAGATTATGCAAACCGATTGCCACACGGAAGAGTACGTCAAGCTAGTTTCCGCCGTCACACGGACGCCGGAGTCACTACGCGCGCCGCCGTTCACCGCGTCAATGAACCAATCCGTGGGCTGATACGTAGCGGCGCCGCGTACCGATGTGACGCGTGGGTCAAGATTCTGACCGACTAGGATTTCGCTTTGCATTAGTGTACAGCCGGCGCTGCGGCTTCCTCCGTTGATGCTAGTGCTACCGCCATGACCATAGCCACCACGCAGTCAATCCGCCCGCGTGCGCTCCCCTTTACCGGCCGAATCAGGCGCCCGTCTGAGTTTGGCAACGCTTCCACCGACTCCACTTGCCACGCTATACACTGGTCTGCGGTATGCCAAAACTGCTCCGCCTTCACCAGCGCCTCTAGAGTGTGCGCCGGCTCCGATAGTGTGCGGTAGTTCTGGCCGGCTTCGCGACAATCGAAGCCCTGGCGCTCAAACGCTTGGTACTGCCACTCTGCGTTATGTGGGTCAATTGCGATGGTGTCGCACCCATGCTGCCGGCAGATGGCCCCGATACGCTCGTTGATATATTCCTGATCAACCCGACTGCCCGGCGTGAAGTCAACCCACCCGGCGCGCTGCCACTGTGTATAGGGCACCTTGTCTTGCCGTTCCCGTTCCTGTGCGGTTTCCTCCGGCATCCAGTTGTAGCCCTTGACCACATAGCCGGAGCCGCACCGCGCCACTAGTGCCAAGCTAGTCAGGTCGATCTTCGCGGACAAGTCAACGCCGGCGAACCATGGCCCGGTGGGATCGGGCAACGTCTCGCGCTCGCACGCTGTCCAATCGTCAAGAGGTAGCCAGCGCGACGTCTGCGACACATGTTGATTTAAGTAGAACCGCCGGAAGTCATTTTCATAGCGCGGCATCTCACGCGCCCGCGCCGCTAGACGCCGCATTTCGTCCAGGCTGCGGAAGTCACCCAACGCCGGGTTTACGCGGTGCCATACCTTTTCATCTTGCCAGTCTTCGTCTTGCTCTATCTCAAATATCACGGGGAGGTATGCGGCGTCCTCGATTACGCCGGCGCGTACTCGCTTCGCGTAGCTATACAGCTCGTACTCTAGATAGGTCTCACCAGTTAGTCCGGCCGTTGTGATGGTTATCATCAGCGGCTCGCGCTTCTTACCCAGCGCGGTCTGTAGTGCCACGTAGCTGTCACGGTCCCGCAACGTGTGCAGCTCGTCCATCACTACCATGTTAGGGCGCAGCCCGTGGAGCCCTTGGTGCTCGTTCGCCAGACAGCGAAACACGGAACCCCGCTCGCGGTGCATAACTAGCTTCTTGCTAGGCACAATATCGACCAGCCGCAACAGCTCCGGCTTGTCTTGGATGATGGCCACCGCGGAGTTAAACAACAGCGCCGCCTGATCCCGGCTATACGCTGCGCAGTAGTACTCGCCGCGCCGGGTTGGCTCCCTAAAGAAACGCTCCAGAGTCATGGCCGCCGCTAACTCAGTCTTGCCGTTGCCACGGGGCAGCCATAGCCCTACGTCTGTATACTGCCGGCGCCCGGTGTCCGGCTGCGTTGTGCCGATGATGGTACGCACTATGTCCGCTTGCCAATCGCGCAACGCGAACGGCTCGCCTGTGCTAGTGCTCAGACAGTTGATAAAGTCAACGGCGCTTTGCCCCTCGTCCGTCATGCCAATAGCTTCTCAAAGTCGGTCAACTGTTTACCGCCGGGGCTGATTAGTCGCGTGGCGCTGCTAGGCGTCAACCCCCATTCGGCTTGAAACTGCATCAATTCCTTTCGGGCTTGGTGCATCTCGATTGCGTACGGGTTCCGTGTCAAGGTATCGCCGGCTGCGACCACGTATCCGAAGCGCTCACACGCGTCCAGGCTGGTTAGATAGTTGCTATATGTGTGGCAGTAAAGCTCTAGCGAATGGTGGGAAATCTGAGTCAATAGGCCGAACTGTGTCAGCGTGTTGCACAAGTCATCCCACTTGGCGCCGGCTACTTCGTCCAGTGTGTCCGGCCGCGGCGGCGGTCCCATCGGCGCCACTGGTTCCGCCTCGTTGATGCGGCGTGAATCGCGTTCGCCTTGCATCAGCTTTAGCGCCTTCGGCTTCGGCTTGCGTCCACGCATCTAGTTGGCT